CCCCCTATATATAGAAGACCCCCCGTCAGGAGTCCCTACCTCCTTTCGTTTTTTCAGGGTATATTCGGCAACATGGAACTAATACCGGACATTGAAGCGGACATTCCCGTACCGTTGCGCTCGACCAAGGTGTTGGAACAGACACCCCAAGATGAGCTGAACAGCCGGGTAAACACGATCAAGCTGCTCTCCGACTTGCAGGGGAAGCCGCTCGTTGCCGATTCGGCGGATCAGGACATGGCGCAAGGCTTGGCCAAGCAGATGCTGACCGACCCGCAGATACGTCCCGAATTTGCCAAGTATCGCAACGAGACGATGGCCTACCTCGCCGGGATGATTGCGCAGAGCAATGTACAGCTGGTCGATGAGCTGTCCGAACTCAAGATGTACGTCGTCAACAAGTTGGTCTTCGAGGTCGAGAACGCTGTGTCCCCCAAGGACCGCATCTCTGCGCTGTCGAAACTAGGCGAGATAGATGGCGTGGACGCCTTCAAGAAGCGTTCGGAGATGACCGTCAAGGTCAAACCGATCGAAGAGGTCGAGAAGGAGCTTCTAGGAATTCTGGATAACATTGAATATCAAGTGGTATCCAGTAGACCCCAGCCGATGGTGGGGGCCGATGATGCCGAGATTGTAGACGCGGATGAGGAGTCCTCCGGTGAGTAGTGCCGCCTCCACTACTCAGCTCACACCGGAGAAAATTGCCAAGCTGCGCGCGGCACTCCCGACCATGCGGGACGCCGACAAACGCAAGACACTGGAGATGCTGCAGCAGTACAACTCGCAGCGCACCCAGCAGCTCGGCAAGTTGGACTTCCTCAGTTTCATCCAGCATGTCTACCCCGGATACATCATCGGCCCCCACCACAGGCGATTGGCCCAGCTCTTCGAGGACATTGCCGCAGGCAAGAAGCGCCGGGTCATCGTCAACATTGCCCCACGTCATGGCAAGTCAGAGTTGATCTCATACCTCGCCCCAGCGTGGTTTCTGGGGAAACACCCCCAGAAGAAGGTCATCATGGCCTCACACACTGCCGATCTGGCAGTCAACTTCGGACGACGAGTCCGTAACCTCATCAACTCGGACCTCTACCATGACGTTTTTCCGCAAGTCGAACTACAAGCCGACAGTAAATCTGCCTCTCGATGGGGGACTAATTTTAACGGTGAGTACTTTGCTATCGGTGTCGGCGGTGCTCTTGCTGGTCGCGGTGCTGATCTTTTTATCATCGATGACCCTCACTCCGAACAGGAAGCCAAGCAAGGAACAGCCCATGTGTTCGAGCCCGCTTGGGAATGGTTCCAGTCAGGCCCCCTCCAGCGTTTGATGCCGGGTGGCGCGATCATTGTGGTGATGACCCGCTGGTCCAAGCTGGACCTGACGGGCAAGATCATCGACCACATGACCAAGAACGACGATGCCGACCAATGGGAAATCGTCGAGTTCCCGGCCATCCTGAATGACAAGCCGCTGTGGCCGGATTTCTGGACGCTCGAAGAGTTGCTGTCCAAGAAGGCTGGCATGGACGTTCGGTACTGGCAAGCCCAGTACATGCAGCAGCCGACATCGGAGGAAGGCGCTCTTATTAAAAGAGAGTGGTGGAATGTCTGGGATGAGGACGACCCGCCCCAGTGTACGTTCGTCATCATGTCTCTCGACGCCGCGCAGGAGAAGAACTCCCGGGCGGACTACAACGCCTTGACCATCTGGGGCATCTTCTTCAATGAAGAGTCCAAGAACTTCAACATCATCCTGTTGAACGCCATCAAGCAGCGGCTGGAGTTCCCGGAGCTGAAGTCGCTGGTGCTGGAGACCTACAAGGATTGGAAACCGGACAGCTTCATCGTCGAGAAGAAGTCCAACGGTGCTGCCCTGTATCAGGAGCTGCGGAGGATGGGCGTCCCCATCAGCGAGTTCACCCCCGGCAAGGGGCAGGACAAGATTTCCCGAGTCAACGCCATCTCGGACCTGTTCAGTGCTGGTATAGTCTGGGCACCAGACCGCCGCTGGGCATGGGAGGTCGTCGAGGAGTGCAACGACTTCCCAGCTGGGTCCCATGACGACCTTGTGGACTCGACAACGCTGGCCCTGATGCGCTTCCGACAAGGCGGCTTCATTCGTCTACCTAGTGACGAGCCGGAGCCGATACAGCTTTTCAAGTCATCCCGCAGCATGTCGCGGAGGTACTACTGATGGTCAAGCGTTACGATGGTGGTGGCGGAGTATTCCCCGCAGCACCCCCTGTAAAACCTAAAGAAGAGAAAAAGAAAGAGCCGACGCTCCAAGAAATCCTTGCAACGATACCCACTAACCAGAGAAGTTATTATGGGTATCCTGTAGGTGTGCTGCATGATAATTACAGGGTAATGAATGCGTATTCGGATTATTTACCACATCCGAAAGACATTAAATACCCTGCGCATACTGTGCCGCAAAGCAGTTTTTATCAAGATCTCATAGGGTACCGTTATAGAAATCCGGCTTTGAACGGTAAGCTACCTAATGGTCAACCAGACCCTACCAGACAGAGTACGCTCCCCGGACAGCCGTTGGAAGCCAAGCCTACTCATTTTTACCCCCGCAGGGTATATGAAGCTGCACGGGCAGTTGCACAGGCACGAAATTTAGGTGTACCGCAGCTTTCAGCAGAAGACTTGGCTGCTATTGCGCTGAAAGAAGGTAATCATGCAGGTGTTGGACCGTTTGGACTTGATAGCTCTGCCCCGTATGCAGACTTCATAAATCCAAAAACGGGCAAGCATGAGAAAGTACACGACTACAGTAAAGTGTTTGTTGATGAGCATAATCGGCTAATCAGAGGTTACGACCCAACGCTAGATTGGCAACGCAAATACTTTGACTATATGGCTTCGCACGGGATGTCTGAAGAAGGCGCTCTGATGGCTTTGAAGCTCATGGAGAAACAGCGTAGGGCTCAAACTCACGGTAGTGATGACCCAGTATCACAATGGCTTGGCAGTGGGGTTAGCCGAAATGGGGAAACTGCCGCTGAGTACATGCGGGCTATGAAAAAATTCCGTATGGCCGCTAGGTTGCCTCAGAATAAGGCGCTTGTTGAATATATCAGGCAGGCTTTGGAAGATGGTAAAGCATATGAGATACCAGCATACCCCACTGCAGATAGTGGGCTCGCCTCTTTAAAGAAGAAGAAGGGATAATCTGATGGCAATCGACAAGAGCGTCTACTCCGCCCCGCAAGGTCTTGGTTCCCTCGAAGAGGAACCAATTCAGGTGGAAATCGTCGATCCGGAGGAGCTGAACATCAGCGGCCCCGGGTTCGAGATGCACATGGGCAAGAAGGAAGAGCCTGACTTCGACTCCAACCTCGCAGAGGAGATGGACGAAGCTCAGCTGATGACGCTCGCTGGCGAGCTGCTCGGTGACTATGACTCCGACTTGATGTCCCGCAAGGAATGGCTGGATACCTACGTCAAGGGTTTGAAGCTGCTTGGCCTCAAGTACGAGGACCGCACCGAGCCTTGGGCGGGCGCGAGTGGCGTGTTCCACCCCCTCCTCATGGAGTCGGCGGTCAAGTTCCAAGCTGAGATGATCATGGAGACCTTCCCCTCGGCGGGTCCCGTTCGCACTCAGATTATTGGCAAAGAAACACCGGAGAAAAAAGCGTCGGCTACCCGTGTCGAAGCTGACATGAACTATGAGCTGACGGAGCGGATGATCAGCTACCGTCCGGAGCATGAGAAGGCCCTGCTGACCGTCGCGTTGGCAGGTAACGCCTTCAAGAAGATCTACTTCGACCCATCTACGGAGATGCCCGAGGCTCCCTTCGTACCGCCGGAGGACCTGATTGTCCCCTACGGTGCGACCAGTATCGAGACAGCTGACCGCATCACTCACCGGATGCGCAAGACCGAGAACGAGGTTCGCAAGCTTCAGGTTGCTGGGTTCTACCGCGACGTTGAGCTTGGCAAGCCCATGCAGATTCTCGACGAGGTGGAGAAGGAGAAGGCGCGTGACCAAGGCTTCCAAGCCTCGGTGGACAATCGGTTCCTCATCCTTGAGATGCACGTCAACCTCGACCTTGAAGGGTACGAGGACAAGGACAAGAAGGGTCGTCCCACCGGGATTGGCCTTCCGTACGTCGTAACCATCGAGAAGGGCACGGGTACCGTGCTCGCCATCCGCCGCAACTGGATGTCGGATGACAAGCTCAAGCAGCGTCGTCAGCACTTCACCCACTACGGCTACATCCCCGGCTTTGGGTTCTACTGCTTCGGCCTGATCCACCTGATCGGTGGTCACACCCAGACTGCTACGTCCCTCATGCGTCAGCTGATTGACGCAGGTACGCTGTCCAACCTGCCGGGTGGCATGAAGTCCAAGGGTCTCCGGGTCAAGGGTGACGACACCCCCATCGCTCCGGGCGAGTGGCGAGATGTGGACCTCCCGTCTGGCGCTATCCGCGACAACATCCTCCCGCTCCCCTATAAGGAGCCAAGTCAGGTCCTGATGGCCCTGATGGACAAGGTCGTCATGGATGGGCGTCAGTTTGCCGCCACGGCGGATCTGAACGTGTCGGATATGTCCGGGCAGGCCCCGGTGGGTACTACGCTGGCTATTCTTGAGCGTGTGCTCAAGGTCATGTCGGCTGTTCAGGCCCGCATCCACTACACGATGAAGCAGGAGTTCAGGCTCCTAGCAGCCATCATCCGGGACAACACCCCGGAGTCTTACGACTACGAGCCCGAGATGGGCGACCGTGGGGCCAAGCGCAGCGACTACGACTGCGTGGACGTGCTCCCAGTCAGCGACCCCAACGCCAGCACGATGGCTCAGCGGGTCATTCAGTATCAGGCGGTCATCCAGCTTGCGCAGATGGCCCCGCAGATTTACGACCTACCCTTCCTGCATCGTCAGATGGTGGAGACTCTGGGCATCAAGAACGTCCAGAAGATCATCCCGCTGAAGGATGATGCGAAGCCGATGGACCCTGTGTCCGAAAACATGGCCATCTTGACTGGCAAACCAGTCAAGGCGTTCCTGCATCAAGACCACGACTCTCACCTCGCCGTGCACTTCGCGGCGCAGCAAGACCCCAAACTACAGGCGGTCGTCGGGCAAAACCCGCAGGCACAGGCAATCGTGGCGGCGGGCATGGCCCACGTCATGGAGCATGTCGCCTTCAAGTATCGTCAGGAGCTGGAGAAGCAGCTGGGTGTCCCCCTTCCCCCTGTTCCAGATCCGGACGAAGACGAGAACTTCCTCTCCCCGGAAATCGAAGTCCAGTTGTCGCCCCTCCTTGCGCAGGCTGCGCAGAAGCTCCTCCAGAAAGATCAGGCGGAGGCTCAACAGCAGCAGGCCCAGCAGCAGATGCAGGACCCCCTCATCCAGATGCAGCAGCAAGAGCTTCAGCTCAAGGCGCAGCAAGTCCAGATTGCCATGGCAGAAGTCCAGCTCAAGGGCCAGCAGGTCCAGATGGAGGCTCAGCTGGCTCAGGCAGAGCAGGAGCGCAAGGCCAAGAAGGACCTCATAGACGCCGCTGCCAAGGCAGACGAGCTGAAGCTACGCGAGCAAGAGATGACCCTACGCGCTCAGCTCGAAGGTGCCAAGCTCTCTACGAACGCCATGGCTCAAGCTGATCGATTGGATCTGGATACGTCCAAGCATCGTCTCGATGCAGCTGCTCGCGCGGACCAACAAGACCTTGAGTCCTCACGTCACCAGCTTGATATGTTCAAGCATGGCTCTGACATGGCGCACTCCAAGGCAGAACTTGCAGCCAAAGCTCAAGAACCGAAGCCGACGAAGAAGTTCAAGGGAAAATCCACTAAGGAGGATTGATGAAAACAGACACCGCTGCAGAGTATCTCATCAAGAAACTCACCGAGCAGCGCGAACTTATCAAGGAACACGTCGTTTCAAGCCCGCAGGGAGACCACGAATACTGCAGGCAATGTGGAGTGGCGTATGGCCTTGCTTATGCAATTGACCTGATCAAGCAGACAGCTGAACAAGCTGCAAGGGATGAAGATTATGAGTGACATTCTGATCGAGGAAACTCGACAAACCGCAGAGACCAAGGCCAAACAGATCCCCGATCCGTGTGGTTATCGTCTTCTGTGCATGGTGCCGATGATCGAAGAGACCTACTCCAGCGGTCTTATCAAGGCGGAACAGACCATGAATGTCGAACAGCAGACCACGATGGTCCTGTTCGTCGCGAAACTTGGCCCGCAGGCTTACAAGGACACCTCTCGGTTCCCTGATGGCCCGTGGTGCAAGAAGGGTGACTTCGTCATTGTCCGTGCGTACACGGGAACTCGCGTCCTGATTCACGGAACTGAGTGGCGAATCATCAATGACGACACCGTGGAAGCGGTTGTCGAGGATCCGCGTGGTATCAAGCGAGCTGGAGGTAACGTATGAGCGAAATTAACACCGAAAATGACGATTTTAAGGTCGAGATTGTGGATGACACGCCCCCGGAAGACCGGAATCGTGCTCCTCTCCCCCAAAATATCGTCGAAGAACTCGATAAAGATGACCTTGAGGAGTATTCCGACAAGGTAAAGAAGCGTTTGGGCCAGATGAAGAAGGTCTGGCACGACGAACGACGCGAAAAAGAACGTGCTGCGCGTGAACGAGAGGAGGCTCTCCGCTTCGCACAGCAGACGTTTGAGGAAAACAAGCTCCTGAAGCAGCGTTTGGGCGCTGGCGAGAAGGTTCTGATCACCGAAGTGACCAAAGCGGCCACTTTCGAGACCGAAAAGGCCCTCGAAAAGCTCGAACAGGCTTATGAATCGGGTGATGCCAAGCTGATTTCCAAGGCCCAGATGGCTTTGAACGAAGCTCAGATGAAGCTTCGTGAATATCAGCAGTTCAAACCCTCTTTACAGGAAGAAGAAACGGGTGTACAACATACACCACAGGCACAGCAGCCCCAGAGGCAGGTCCCTGACCCCAAAGCGGAAGCTTGGCGGCAGCGGAACACTTGGTTTGGGGAAAATGAGGAGATGACCGCCCTCGCTTTAGGTCTGCACGAACGATTGGTCCGGTCTGGGGTAGATCCGCGCAGCGACGACTACTACCAGCAGGTCGATTCAACCATGAGGAAGCGTTTCCCCGAGGAATTCTCGGATGAGACGTTCTCTCAACCGATGGATCGGGGTGAACCCGTTCCGCGCAAAATGTCTACAGTCGTTGCGCCAGCTACGCGGTCCACCGCGCCTCGTCAGGTACGTCTATCTTCCACGGAAGCGGCCATTGCCAAACGGCTTGGTCTGACTCCTGAAGCGTACGCCCGTGAAAAAATCAAGCTGGAGAATAGCAATGGCTGAGAATCGTCTCGCTCGTCAAGTAGAGAATCGTGACGCTGTAAAGCGCCCGCAGGCATGGACTCCTCCGTCTGTGCTCCCCGACCCTGCCCCTCAAGATGGGTGGGTATTCCGTTGGATTCGGACCTCCATGATGGGGCAGAACGACCCCACGAACGTGTCCGCAAAGTTCCGTGAAGGCTGGGTGCCCGTGAAGGCAGCTGACCACCCGGAACTGATGTACATGGCAGACAACAACCCCAACAGCCGTTACAAAGATAACGTCGAGATTGGTGGGTTGATCCTCTGCAAGGCCCCCGCCGAAATGGCGAAGCAGCGTGATGCCTACTATCGGCAGAAGGCTGATTCCCAGATGGAGGCCATCGACAGCAATTTCATGCGTCAGAAGGATGACCGCTCGAACATGTCGCTCTTCACGGAGCGGAAGTCGAATGTGTCCTTCGGGCGTGGGAACAAATCTTAATCTCAGGAGTTACTCATGGCTTACCCCACGATTGACAAGCCTTATGGCTTCAAGCCGATCAATCTGATCGGCGGTCAACCGTACGCTGGTTCCACTCGCATGGTGCCGATTGCTTACGGTTACGCGACCAACATTTTCTTCGGTGACTTCGTCGCCACCAACCGTGGCCAGTGCGTCCGCACTGCTGTCACGACCACGGGTGCCCTGAACTGGGGTGCAACCATCACTGCCGCTGCTGGTTCGTCCACGGCTGGTGGTGGTCCGATTGCTACCAGCACTCTCGGCCTTGTTGGCATCTTCATGGGCTGTTCCTACACGGATCCGACCACGAAGCAGAAGCGCTTCTCGCAGTACTGGCCCGCCTCGACGCTGGCTGGTGACGCGGTTGCCTACGTTGCTGATGACCCGGATACCTGCTTCCGCGCTGCTGTTGTCACCACTCAGGGTGGTACGACGATTGGCTCGGTTGCTCCGGCCATGGTTGGTCAGAACCTGACGGGTTCGGACCTTGCTGGTAACGTCAACACGGGCGACTCGTACAACGGTCTCCTGTACACGGCGCTGACCCAGACGGCTGACGGTGAAATCACCGCTAGCGCCCGCCCCTTCCGCATGGTGGAAGTGGTCAAGGATACGGCTGTGGTTCTGGGTACGGCGACGTACTCCAGCGGTGGTGCCTCGACTACGGTGGTGGCCTCGGCCAACCTGCCGTTCGCGGTTCCTGTCGGTACCCAGCTGTCGTGGATTGCCCCCAACGGTCAGTTGGTCGATACGGGTTCGTTTGTCACGACCGCGATTGCCGCCAACAACACGGCGAACATCGTGATCAGTGCTGCCCCGCTGACCTCTATCACGGGTACCCCCACCCTCGTCCTGACGCAGTATCCGGAGGCGATCGTCAAGTTCAACATTGGCGTCCACGGCTACTACACGTCGGTCGCGGTTCTCTAATAAGGAGCATCTCTAATGGCTATTTCTCGCGCACAACTTTTGAAGGAGCTGCTCCCCGGCCTGAACGCCCTGTTCGGTCTGGAGTACACCTCGTATGGCGAAGAACACAAGGAACTGTTCGAGGTCGAGACCTCCGAGCGTTCCTTTGAAGAGGAGACGAAGCTCTCCGGCTTCAGCGCCGCCCCGGTGAAGAACGAAGGTCAGGCAATTGCGTACGACAATGCGCAGGAAGCTTGGACTGCTCGTTACAACCACGAAACCATCGCTCTGGGCTTCGCGATCACCGAAGAGGCGATCGAGGACAACCTGTACGACTCGCTGAGCAAGCGCTACACCAAGGCTCTGGCCCGTGGTATGGCGTACACCAAGCAGGTCAAGGCGGCTTCGGTCCTGAACAACGGCTTCAACCCCGCTGCCACTGGCGGCGACGGTGTTTCGTTGCTCTCGACGGCTCACCCGCTGGTCTCTGGTGGTACGAACAGCAACACTCCGGCTACCGCTGCCGACCTGAATGAAACGTCGCTCGAAGCGGCGGTCATCCAGATCGCTGCGTGGACCGACGAGCGTGGTCTGCTCATCGCTGCCAAGCCCCGCAAGCTCATCGTGCCCCCGAGCTTGATGTTCGTCGCCAAGCGTCTGTTGGACACGGAACTCCGTGTCGGCACGACTGACAACGACATCAATGCCCTCAAGTCGATGGGTTCGATTCCGGAAGGCTTCAAGGTCAACCACTTCCTCACGGACACCAACGCTTGGTTCCTGATGACGGACGTGCCCAACGGCCTGAAGCACTTCGTTCGTACCCCGCTGTCCAACTCGATGGACGGTGACTTCGACACGGGCAACGTGCGTTACAAGAGCCGCGAGCGTTACAGCTTCGGCTGGAGTGACCCGCTCGGCATCTACGGGTCGCCGGGTACCTGATGAGGCAGGGGGTTGGGGCAACCTAACCCCCTTCTTTCTAAAGTTTACAGTCACTCTTTCTGGGGTTTATAGTTACGCAGACCGCCCCCAGCGGACAGTGTGCTGACTGCGTAACGACTTGCACATAAGGATTTAGAAAATGGGTATTGCAACTCACCTTGGCCCTTGGCTCTTGGGCACGGTTAAGAACACCACGGGTACCACTGCTGGTACTGTTCGTAATGTTGGCGCGACCATCGTTACGCAGAGTTTTTCCGTTCCGCTGTCTAATACTACCGCCACTGCTTTCGTACTGCCCGCTGGCGCGTTGATTACGTCGGCTCAGGTTATCACCACGACGCTTTTCAGCGCGGGTACCATCAAGCTGAGCATCGGCGCTACGGACATTTCAAACACCTTCACGTTGCCCACTGCTACTTATGGCTCCCAAGCTTTGACGCTGGGTTCGGCTAGCAGCGCCGCTGCTACGCTGGTAGCTAACGTCGGCACTACTGATGCGGTTGTGACCTATACTACGGCTAGCACCCCGGCTGGTGGCGCTGCTGTGGTAGTCGTCTCTTACATCGTCCGTAACTCTGACGGCACTTACGTTCCGACCGCGTTCACTGGCCCGTAATAGCTACATAGCCGACTGGAGGCTTTATGCCTAATATTGTCTATGATGCTGGTACTCCGGGCTTCAATAACGGCCTGAGTAATTCTGGTGGACCAGTAGCCGTAAAGGGTCTAGCCAACGCTCAGTTCGTTGTGCAAGACCCTCGCGTCCGTGACGTTAGCGGACGTATGAAGGTTTCTCAGCACCAGAACGTCTACGACGCCGACTTTGAGTATGGTACGCAGCCGCTTCGCTGGGAAAACTTCACCAATGGCTCTGCCACCATCACTGCCCTGCCGGGTCTTGGTGGTGTACAGATGACTGTATCTGCATCGGTGGGTGACATCGTCATCCGTCAGTCGCGGTCGTATCAGCGCTACCAGCCCGGTAAGACGTTGTACATGGCGTCTAACGTCAACTTTGGTGGCCCTGTCAGCGGACAGGTTCAGCGAGTTGGGTTGTTTGACGACGGTAACGGCGCGTTCATCGAACAGGCTGGCGCTGCTGGAACGACAAATCCATACGGCATGTATGTGGTCATCCGCTCTGACTCACAGGGCACAGCGGGTGGTGTTCCGGTAGACGTTCGTATTCCGCTTCCACAGTGGAATGGCGATAAGGCCATGATCAATAGTCTGGACTGGAACCGAGTCCAGATGATCTACATCGAGTATTCGTGGTACGGCGGTGGCTGTATCCGGTTCGGTGTACAGCTAAACGGTGAACCGTACATCCTGCATACTGTAGGGGTGGGTAACGGTAACTATACTGGCGTTGCTCAGGCTCTTCCGTGGTCGCGTACTGGTAACCTCCCAGCACGTTATGAGATGCGTAATACGGGTGCAGCTTCTGCAACGACGTTCCGTCACTTTGGTGTGTCAATCCTTGTGGAAGGCCGTGTAGACGACCAGCGTGGCTATACCTATTCCTACGGTATGCAGCCTGCTGTTCCTCGTCGTGACGTACCTGCTAGCTCTTTCCGCTACCCGGTAATGTCGTTCCGCATGCGCGTCATGGGTCAGGTGACTCAAGACCAGACGGCGACTAACGGTGCGGTGGTATCTGGTACTAACTCTACGCTTGTTGCTACAAGTGGTGCGTTCTCTACGAACCCCAATTTTGCGGGGCGTATGTTGACGTACCAGCCTGTGATTGGTACCTCGGTTACTTCCGTGGTACAGCAGTCCACTTCGGCTATGACGGCGTCTATTACGGGCACCGTGCTAACCGTTACTGCGGTCACGGGTACACTCACGGGTACTGGTGTGAATGCACTATACCCCGGTATGACGTTGACTGGTGGTACGGCTAGCACTGTAATCGTCAGCCAATTGACAAGTACCGCTGCTGGCGGTGCGCTGGGTAGTACGGGAACGTATCTGGTTAACATCAGTCAAGCCTCGCCAGCTATCACTGCGGCGGCTGGTGCGGTTGCTGTTATCACGTTTGGCGCTAATCACAACCTGCGAGCGCAGGGTACTGCTAGTACGTCTAACGCTGGTGACGTTGTCACGCTGGCAAACTTCACCACGACGGCTATCAACGGCACCTACCCGGTGCTTGCGGTGCCAACTGCTACTACGGCACTTATCGGCCTTGGTTATGGTGTGCTACCCGGTGCGGTTACGGTTGGCTCTGGTGCAGTCACGGCGCAGTACACCGCTCGTATTACGAGCAACACGGCAGCGGCGTTGACGTTCCAAGACATCGTCACCAACAGCACGTTGGCTAATGCACCTACGGCGGGCTGTTCTTATCAAATTGGCCTCATTGACCGTGGTCAGTTGCTACCGCAAACGCTGCTGATTTCGACTGACCAGCTCTGCATCGTTGAGCTTATCGCCAGTACGCCTACGGCACAGATTGGCCTCAACGGTTCGGTAATGCAGCCGGAGTCTAACCTTGGTGCGCTGTACTCGTTTGCGGAACGTGATGTGTCTGCTACGGGCGTGTACGGTGGCGAAGTGGTGTACGCCTTTACGTCGCCTACGTCTGGTCTTCAGACGTTGGACTTGTCCAACTTCTTCCCGGTGTTGAACAACATCAAGGGGAACATTCCGGACATCCTGACGGTGGCTGTAACTACCACTGCTCTTACAAAGGTTGGCGTGAATGTCATCTGTCAGGAGGCTATGGCGTAATGGCTAAGTCTCCTGCGTGGCAGCGTAAGGAGGGGAAGAACCCGAACGGAGGCTTAAACGCCAAAGGTCGGGCTTCCGCCAAGAAACAGGGCATGAACCTGAAACCTCCACAGCCCGAGGGCGGATCAAGGCGTGATTCCTTCTGTGCTCGCATGTCGGGCATGAAGAAGAAGCTGACAAGCAAGAAGACCGCATCGGATCCAAACTCGCGTATCAACAAAAGCCTTCGGGCATGGAATTGCTGATATGAGTCACCACGACTGGAGCGATAACGTAAAACACATTATGGATGGGATATCCGTAGTGACGGCTGTAGGAACGATAACAAAAATGCTACCAGCAGTTGCAGCGGCATTTACCATCGTGTGGACTGGGATTCGCATCTACGAGTCGAAGACCGTGCAGAAACTGCTTGGTAAAGTGGATGCCCAGTAAATCAAAAGCTCAACACAACCTTATGGCAGCAGTGGCACACAACCCCGCCTTTGCCAAGAAGGTAGGTATCTCCCCCAAGGTAGGGCGAGATTTCATCGACGCCGACAAAGGTCGTAAATTCAAACTAGGTGGTAACGTGGAAAACCCCAAAATGTCCAAGAAGGTCGCAGGCTTCTTCGCGAAGCAGGGCAACAAGAAGCTCGCTGCGCATGAACGTCGTGAGGCTGCTGGCAAGGAGGAGGACACCAAGTCCATCGCCAAGCAGGAAGAACGTGCGTTGAAGAACGCCCCTGCAGATATGAAAAACTACGAAAAGAAGGAGCACAAGGCCATGGGATTCAAGAAAGGCGGTAAGGTTCGCCCGAAGAAGGAGAAGAAGTCCTTCAGCGCTATGAAGGCCCGAGCCATGATGGCTCCCCCTGCTCCGCCCCCTGCCGCCGCTCCGACTGCGGCTGACATGGGTGCCATGATGAGCGGTGCTCCGATGAGCGCAGCTCCTCCGATGGGTGGCGGTCCTATGGGTGGTATTCCCGGCATGAAGAAAGGTGGCATGGCTCGTATGAGTCAGCGTGGTGACGGTATCGCTCGCAAGGGGCGTACTGGTGCCGAGAAGGTCAAGATGGCTCGTGGTGGCGGCATTGAGTCCAAGGGCAAGACCCGTGGTCGTTTTTGCTAGGAGCTGGCAATGAAAAAGTCGTCCATGAAGAAGCGCAAGAAATTTGTCGAAGGCGGTCTAAACTCTGCTGGTAGCTACGCTGTAGATCAGGAAGAGTACCCGAAGGCTGAATCCCCCAAGGCTGAATCCCCCAAGGCTGAAGCTGAAGCCGACGACAATTACGAAAAGGAAGCTAAGAAGAAGCGTCCTAGCATCCCCTTGTCGCAAGAAAATATCGACAAGATGTCGTATGGCGAGGCGTTCAAATACTTCCGTGGTAAAGGTAAAGGCACCAAGTTCACTTGGCGCGGTAGCAAGCAAGCCGCGTACAAGAAGGGCGAAGAGCCTGATTCGTGGAAGAAGAAGGCTGAAGCTCCGAAGGCCGATGCGCCAAAGGCGGAGTCCAAGCCTGCTGCTCCTGCTCCCAAGGCG